ATTTCTTATAGCGTCTTGTACTAACTGGTTGACTCCGTTTGGTGTAGTTTAGTTAGTACAAGACAATATTTATTATTTTACCCGCAGTCTCTGACCAACATAGATCACATTCGGATTGCTGATTCCATTCAGCTGCGCAACCTTCTGGTAGGACGTGCCGTATTTAGCTGCAATACCGGAAAGCGTATCTCCGCTCTGCACGGTGTAATACTGTGCGGATGAAGCACCTGACTTACCGTTCACGATATTCTGAATCGTATTGTAGTCATACCCGGCAGCTGATAGACGATTCTTTCTGTCGTTTCCATTGCCCCATTTACCGGCAAGAACTTCCTGTGCGATCTGCTCATTTGATTTTCTGGCAGACGCAGCGTTGATCTTGTTCTGTACTTCCGTATACCGGCTACCGAGAACAACCTTTCTTGTGTCACCGTTACCATATTTACCGGATTTCGTCTCATTTACAAGCATATCTGCTGATGTGGAACTGATGTGATCAATAAATCCCTGTACTTCACTGTACCGCGATCCAAGAGCAAATTTACGTGCATCTCCGTTCCCGTATTTTCCCTGCATAACTCCAACTGCCAAATCCAGCGCAGACCCTGCCGGAGCTGTTGCTGGATTACTTGGTGATACGTTATTTCCTTTACCGGCGTATTTATTCCAGTCTTCCCGGTTTCCATAGAATTTGTTCAAATCCAGATTTCCAGCCCATCCATTTAAACGCCCACACGAACTGTACTGTCGCATTACGCAGGTATAACTTCCTTCATTCCAAGGATGATCCTGATACCCCGTTGTATTCATGTCAGCGTACTGTGCTACCCAAAGCGGATAATTTCCGATTCCGGAAAGCCGGTTCATGGCACTCTGCTGGACATATACAATTGGATTGACCCCGGTTTTAGAAGCAACATAGTCACACCATGACTTCACCCAGGCATGATCATTTGTGCCAAATGCCGGATTCGTGTATGATTCCCAGTCTAAGATAAGAATCGCTTCTCCCACACGATTTCCAACCTGTTTTAAGAAATGGTCTGCCTCTGCCTGTACGTTTCCACCAGATGCATAGTGATAAATACCCAAGCATTTGCCTGCTGCTTTCGCCTGTGCATAGGCTCTCTCATAATCCGGGTTTACATAACCAGTTCCTTCAGTTGCCTTCGTGATCACAAAGTCACACGGAACAACTGTAAGATTAATCCCTGATTGATAGCTGCTTATATCAATTCCATTCATTGCCATAATACATTCTCCTTCCAAATAAAAAGAGGACGATTATTCGCCCTCTGAATCATTATCCACTTTCACCTGATCTTCTACCTGCGATCGGATGTGCTTCACAAGTGGCTGCAGAAATGCCGGAATATTCACTCCCATGTCCTGAATATTTTCTAAAATACTGATAATCTCATTGCAGATCAGCCACATTGCCACGACACATGCCACCAGAAATGTGACTGGTGACTTCCAACCAATTGAAGTTGATGCATATAGAAGCATTTCATCAATAATCGCTCCCACAACTACCAGCAGCCACATAGATACCTTTTTGAAAATTCCTCTGATACTTTTATAGGAATTGATATCCTGTGCTCTGTATTTGCTTGCCATAAGTCCGGTAGCATAATCAATCAGATTACATACCACCAGCAGGATCACCGGCACTGCAAGCACTCCAAGAAACGCCGACAGGAAAGCAAATACTGCCGTAAAAATTGCTTTGATATAATTTGCCCGTTCCATTTTATATACCTCATTCTTTCTTATTTTACTGTAAAAAAAATAAGACCTTCCGGTCTCGCTCTTATTTCCATATATACGCCTTTCTACACTGAAAAAGAGAGGCGTTAACCTCTCTTGTCTTTCTTGCCCTTACGCTTTCCTAATAGCGGATTGATAATAAGTACTTTTGTTGCAACAAGTAATACCACAATACAAATTACAACGAATATATTTACTTTTATTATTCCCCAAAATACATCACACATATTTTGTTGTGTAAGTTCAAATGTAATATTTGCATTAACTGTAATCAGCGCAAATATTGCTACAAACACAGATATGATAGATATTATATTTGCATACAAACCATTAACATTTTTGCTTACTTCATTATACTTTTCTTCCAGATCATCATAAGCATCTTTTGCGTCTACCGTTTCTTCTTTTACTATTTTTCGCATATTTTCTATATCGTTAACCGTGGTGTGTTCCTCTATAGAATAATAAGTTTTTCTTCCATTTTTAGTCTTGAACGAATATACTATTTTCTTATCAATCAAATCATTAAGACAAGTTAGACAAGTAGCTTTTGTTATTCCTAATTCTTCAGAAATATTTGTTATTGTCATTGCAGGACTTATCTCTAATAACTGTTGAATTTCCTTACTTATATTTCTGTCCATTTTTATGTCCACTCTCCTTCCGCCACCATTATACAGCAGAAGGAGAACTTTTCCAATATCATCGACTAATTTACATTTGTTTCATCCTCTTCCTTTCCGACATCCATCAAATCATTATACTGTTCCTCGGTAATTCTACCAACTGCATAAAATACATCAATCTTGGTTTTTAAATCATCAGTCAGTCCATTTTTCTCTTTAACAGAGTCTCCTGAACCGTTCCTGCCGTCTCTGTAGACTCATCCAATGCAGTCTTGGCAGTTCCTGCTTCCCGGATGGACGTATCCAACTCTGTCTTTGCAGTTCCCGCCAGCTCCACCGACTTGTCCAGTGCTGTCTTAGTGTCACTAGCAGTCTGAATAGACTCATCCAGTTCTTCCTTTGAAACACCAGCATTTGTAATGGTCTGCTCAAGCCCTGCCTTAGAATCTGTAGCCTGATTTTGAATCCGTTGGATCTCGCCATCAGTGTGAGTAGTAATCTTGCCTACAGAGGTTTCTTCCTGATTCTGGATAGCTTCGATTGCTTCCCGCTTTTTCTCTCCGACTTTCCTAAGAGCATCTTCCTTGGTCTTTTCTGCTGTAACTGCACTCTTCGATGCACTAGCGGCATGCTCTTTCGCTTTCTGCTCAGATGCTTCTGCACGTTCCGCAGCATTGTTGACTGCTTTGACTACATCTCCGAATGGATCTATGTCTGTGTTGTCCGGTGTGACGTGATCGCTCGGCTTTGGTCTTACCTGTACCGGAATTCTAACCCTGTACTCTGTGTTTCCTGACGCGCCATCCTCGGTATAAACGAATGCGTAGATGTTGTACTTGAACCTTGCGCCACCGTTTTCCAACAGTTCATCCGGCACTTGCACTTCTGTGATTCCATCTGTGGTTACTCCGATTTTTGTGATAGAATCTCCACCGACTTCGTTAAGTGAAAAGTGCACCTCAACAGCCTTTGGAAGATTCTCGCCTTGTATGCGGAGAATCTGTCCGTAATCGTACTGCCATACGCTTCTGGTATCAACGTACCTGTAATCGAGGACGGCTTGAATTATATTGTTTGCCATTGTTTTCCTCCCACATCAGAAATCAAATCTGGATACGGTCACTTCATCTGACCACAAGCTAAACTTATCCCCATCTCCATATGCTTTCACTTTAACGGTTGCTCCATCCATCCCGTTTGCCACAAAATCATCGAATCTATCCGACACAAAAAGCGAATTATAAGTTGTCGTAAAGACTTTTTCTGCACCGTCTTCTTTTGTGATGCAGACTTCATAGCTTGTTGCATCCTCAATCGGATCCCACTTTACATTCAAAATCCCATAAGACCAATATCTTGATGTACTTTTGAAATAAGTAGCATACTCCACTGTCGGAGTAGCGAGGATGCATTTCAAAATCCAGTTTTTCGCAGCATTGCTGATAGCTTCTTTCAGAGCATCATCTGGCTCAAAGTTGATATCCGGAATCTCTACGGATGGCGGTTTAAGTGGTGGAGTACAAGCTGACACCGGTACAACACTGGAAAGTGCCAATGTAAGTGCGCAGATGATAGCTGCTAATTTTCTTCTTTTTCTTTTCATATGTTGATTCCTCCTAATTATTGCTTATTGCTTCAATTTTAGATAGTGCCTGTCCGATAGTTCCCTTATATTCGTATCTGTAATCACCTGATGCACCAACAATGGGATACGCTTTCTTATTACTTGAAGTGATATGTCCGTACTACTGCCCCTCTGTTACAAGTTCTTCTGTTCCGGAATCAATCAGGATCTCTTTTACCTTGTCCTTTAAAAGTCTCGGTACCTGTGAATAAGTTTTCTTTCCTAACATGATCTGCTGTGCCCATAACATTGCCATCATTTCTTTTCCTCCTGAAATTTGTAATAATATGAATAAAAATAAAATGGTTAATACAATTATCGTTTTACTGATATACCATTTCAGACATTTCCAAAATGCATCCTTCGAGCATTTCATTTTTCTCCTCCGCTTTTTTAAGTCGTGTCTCCAGAGCTGCTATCCGGCTGTCCGGATCTTCTCCTTCCCGGTACATCAGCACACCAAGGATGCCGGCCGTGTACTTCACGATTGCATCAAGCTTCGTGTAATTTTCATACACAACGGTATCTGCATCCCGTTCGCTCACAGACATTCTCTTAGTTGTTGTCTGATCAGAAAATAAAGTCTTCAGCTGATCCTCGGATGCTGAAATTGTCTTGATCAGAAGTGCGCCATCCGTCTGCTCAGTGACCTGCTGGATCTGCAGTTCCTGACCATCATTGAATGTGATTTCCATTTTTCTGTTTGCCCCTTTCTTCTTTTTAGAGGGATTGATAAAGTTACATATATAAAAGCGCATAACAAAAACACCCGACTAATGCCGAGTGTAAATAAATAAGTTTATTTACTTATTTTAGCTAACTGGTATAAAAATAGCTCTTGTCGCAAAAAGAGTCCATGTGCCTCCATTTTTGTACGAAGTAATATGAAGCTTATCGCCTTTGCTACATTTTCCTGCAAAAGTAGAAACTAATTTGTAATAGTTTCCGTTATTTCCCATATTTACATTGTTTAATGCACAAGCGATTTCCTGTTTATAGCTTTCACTGCTGATATTGGAGGAAACTATAACGATAAAGGCATATGTAATGCCAGCTTTCAAAAAGCTATTGGTATCCAAATTTACTGTTTCTTGTGCAGTTGAATCAACGATTATTGGTTTTCTGTTTTCTAAAACAGTGTTGGTTTTGGTTAAATTGCTACTTAATTCAGCAATGGATCCCTGCACACTAAACAACTTCTTAACTTCCGTGATATTAAGTCCATTGAGAATGACCTGGTAAAGTGGCATGTCTGCTACAAGATCTCCTGACTGTATATCTCCTGTTGTATAACCTGGTACAGTCGGACTGTTTTCGCTTGGTGTTCCCTGGATTACTTTCAAGGTAAGTGATTCTTCATTTGTACTTGGATCTCTACTGTATCTGGCAACGATAAGGTCTACCCTTTTCATTCCCTGTGATCCATTTGTAATGGTGAGAGAATCGTATGTGTTCTTTTTAATCGATGCAGCACACCCTTGATGCATGATCACACCATCTCTTACTTTAATCTCATTGTTTGACGATACTTCCGCAGTCAACTGTGATCCTGTTCGCAGCACATAAGATTCATTTCCAAAAATTCCAATATTGATATCTCTGTCCTGTTCTGCAGTAACATGTGGACTTCCGGTATATCCTGTAATTATATCCATTAAGACTCTCCTTCCAATTTATACTCTACTTTTTCTTTGCCAGCTGAAATCGTCCATATCTTCCTTCCGATCGGCTTCTTCATGCTGGCACCGGTTAGATAATCTCGGCCACCAACGATGTCTCCAATATCCATACTTCCTTCTATTTTCTCCATCGTCATGTCATATTCCGTCTTATTCTTGGAATTTGTAAGTTTCGCAATTCCATTTTTGAGTAGGTCATCGTATTCTGATCCGGAGCTATCGTAAGTTTCTTCGATTTCATCAATTCCTCGATAGTACTGCGTTTGTCCTACGTTTCCCTTTTCGTCGACATACAAATGGATAACCAGGCGGTCTTTTAACTCTCCTTTTCCAAGGCATACTAAGTGATTCACGCCTCTTTTATTGTCATCCATCGTAAAATTCATGTTCTGATCGTTTGAAAATTCGTATTCCGATGAATAATCTACGATAGGAACAGCCCTTACTCGAACATAGCCCATTTCGTATTTATCGCCTTGAATATACTTGATTTCCAAGCGGTAACCTACGGATTGCAGCATCTTCCTTAAACCTTCATGTAGCGTACAATATCGATCAAACTGATAGTTCGTCAACTGAATGCCTGTATCTTCAACGACTCCGTAGAAAAAGCCCGGAAATGCTTCTTCTACTTTTCCTTTGATGATTTCATTTATTTCTCCGGATGCTATCGCATAATCCTGTCCTTCTTCCGGCTTGATTATTTTTTTCGTCATCATTCCGCGCCAGGTATATCCCTTTACGGTGATACTATTCGCTTTTGTGCTTGTAGTTACCTCCCGAACTATTCCGCCATACTCTGTGTCCGGAACATACACCTGACTTCCGAACTCAACCGTACCATTCCAACCGGATCTCTTAAATTCGATCTCAAAATCATTGATTGAGCTTTTCTCATCTTCTCCGATTTCCATGTCTACATTTGCATTTAAGATATATCCGAGCTCTTTGCCTATCGAATCCGTATAGATCAGTTCCATTCCGGCACGCTCCTTTCTTTGTATACCTTAATATCAAAGCCGAATTCACCACTCCAGTTAAGAGTCAGTACGCCAGACGGAATCAGTGCAAATACGCTTTTGTCTTTCGCTCTTTTTGCGAAAATATTTTGCACAGTTCCATTTCTCAGATGCTTTGTGATCATCTTCTCTCTGCTGGCGATTAATATATATTCACCTGCTTCTAGCGTCTCATAAATCTGATAAGGATAACCGTTTATCAGTATTCTTGGATCAGCGCATGGACCATATATTACCATTTCAAAGTTATTATCTCGGAAATGATCGATAATCCAGTTCTGCGTTCCGGCACTCTTTCTTGAATAATCATAATTATACGTTATCGGATAGTCTAAGAATGTATATGGCTTTCCTTTATTTGCAGAATCAGGATAAAAGCTTTCCTGTTGCTCCATCGACCAGAATGGATACGGGCAGTATATTTCTATCTTGCAATCTGTACGACTATTATTTTCACCCGATACTTCATTGCTTGATTTTTTTACATATCCATCAATGTAGTATTCGCCATAGTAAATTCTTCCTGGAGTCAGATTGACCACATCGTACTCAAAAGCATTCGTAAGCTTATTAAGGATCCGCTTTCTTTCTTTTTCTTTGCCTCTCACGGTAAGAGTAATATCATACATCACCGGTTCTTTTGCAAAAGCATTCACCGTTACACCCATTTCTCTTTCTGTTGTATTAGGTGTCCACTCATAAGCATGGAAATATCCGGAAGTTGCTCTCATTTTGTCTCCGATCAGATTGTATTTTTCTCCATTGGAGCATACATATTTAATCTCGATCATTCAAACACAACCCCCATTTCTCTCAAAGCTCTTGCTACTTCTCTGTCATTTAAATTTATAACTATACTGCCGTCTCCACGTCTGGATGTTGTTTTTAAATATTCCAGTAATGCTTCCAGCTTCTCTGCAATCGTGCTGTTCTGACTTTCAGTGCTGCTTTTGCCAGAAATTGCAAGGTCCATACTTGTTCCAATTGGTTTTTTTACAGACTTCTGAAGCTCTGCTGCCGCATTGGATACTAATGTTGTCTTGCCAATCAATCCATTCGCAATTCCGGTATCGATCATCTCTCCAACATAAGCTCCCCAACGTGACGGTGAGTGAATTCCGAAGAATGCCAGAACATTTTCTTTAAATCCACCAAGAACACCTTTTACAGCATCCCATAGCATATGTGCCGCCGAACGAAGTCCGGATGCGATACCGCTTATGATATTGATTCCAATACTTCCCCAGTTCTGGCTCGTAAAAGCATTCACAATTGCGCTGATAATTGCCGGTATCTGTCCAACCAAATTCGGAATGGCACGTATCAAACCTGCTGCCAGCTTAGCGATAATTGTAATACCACTCTGGAGAATCTGCGGAAGATTCTGACCAATTGACGCTACAAAACGCACGATTGCAGTCACTGCTGCCTGGGTGATCTGTGGCAAATTGTTTATGATTCCATTTACTAACCTTAAAAGCAGTCTTGCACCTGCGCTTAAAACAGTTGGAAGCATAGAAATAATCGTGTTGACAAAATACGTGATCACATTTCCTGCCATCGTTATTACTTGCGGTAAATTTTGCAAAATTCCGTTGACGATGTTGCTTATAAAATCTACACCCCTCTGCAACAAGATCGGAAGCTGCTCCTGAATTCCGATATTAAACTGATCCATAAGCTGCATTGCGCTCTGATAAAGAGTCGGTATTCCTGTTGTGATTCCGCTTGCAATTTGTGGAATCAGTCCAGACACTGCAGCAAACAGTTGTGGACCAAGTGCCGTTACAAATGTAACGATTGCTGATGGAAGTGCAGATATAACATTCCATACTGCCGGAAGCAGATTTCCAGCTGCAAAGGTTATGATCGTATTCGCCAGTTCATTAAGTGCCGGTCCTACATCCATTCCCAGAGCAATTTCTCCCATTACATTTTTAGCCGCTGCTTTCATCTGGTTGAACGATCCAGATATAGTCGTTGCCGCTTCTTTTGCTGTCGTTCCGGTAATATCCAACTGTCCCTGGATCACGTGAATTGCGCTGTAGACATCTGATAGATTGTCAATATTGTATTCCACGCCACTGATTTTCTGTGCATCTGCCAAAAGACGCTCCATCTCCGACTTCGTACCACCATATCCAAGCTTCAGGTTGTCCAGCATTGTATAGTTCTGTTTGGCGAATCCCTGATATGCATTTTTGATGTCTTCCATATTGGTTCCCATCTTATTTGCATTATCAGACATGTCTACCATTGCCATATCTGCCACATCTGCAGCTTTGGAGGTGTCGCCAGCAAGGGAACTAAGAAGGCTCGCAGAAAAACTTGTGGTGAGTTCCATGTAATCATTTGCACTCATTCCCGCTGTCTGGTAAGCTTTTGCCGCATTTGCTTTCACTTTATCGGCAGAATCTTTAAATAATGTTTCGATTCCACCAAGACTCTGTTCGAGTGCTGCACCTTCACTGATGCTCGCCGACAAAGCTTTTCCTATAGCTGCAGTAGCAATTACTTTTTTTATCATGCCAACCATTTTCCCGCCGAAAGAACTTCCAGCAGAGTCCGCTTCTGGCTCTAATTCTTTCCGAATTCTTCCTTGTATTCCTTCGGCGGACGGTATGATCTGCACATATGCCTTTGCCAGTTCTGTAGCCATCTTATTCCTCCTTTCCCGTCAATCTTGCCCATTCTCTGTCGAAATCTTCTCCGGAATCAAACGTCTGAATTTCTTTGGATTTTTCCGTTCCATCACCTATGATCATTCCAAGCAATGACTTCGGACGGTTTATCCCAGTCGCTCCATCCTCGGATTGTAACCAGGCGGTCGTACGTGTTCCATCCGCAATAGCTGCCATAAGAATTTGTTCCGGTATAGGATCTATCCCTGCCATTTTCATTTTGATTCTTGAATTCTCCCTCAACCCACAAGAAAAAGCCGCTACCATTCTACACGGCAACGACTTATAATCATAAATGTGATATGTTTCTGCAAGATCGCACAAAAGTGCGTCCTTATCAAGATTAAGCATGTAGGCGAGGATTAAGAGTTTTTTCCTGCTTTTGCATTTTTGAAAATTTCCTCTATTTCGATCATCATTTTCGACATTGGAACCCTTCCATTTTCTGTCCGCAAATGTTCTTTTAAGCGCTCCTTCTGTTCTGCACCAATCAGACGATTCATCACACTGCTCATTTTCGACATATTTCCTGCATCCATTTCGCACAGATCTTCAAGGAGCTCATAATCATCTAATGCTTCCTCATTTAACTCATACTCAAAACCGCTGCTTGTTTTTCCCTTCATTATTTCTTCGTCCCCTTAATATATTCGTAATGTGTCTGTCCTTCTGCGTCCGGTACTGCTGATAACGTTGTCTCATATCCAATCGCATCATCATCCTTGTATACGATGTCTCCGACTTCCGTAATGCTTGCACACGGAATAGTAATACGCTTCACCGCGTCTTTCAGAATCATATCCACAACCCAAGCATTCTGTTCCGCTTCATCTGCATTTACTTTTACCGTAATCCCTTCTTTAAGTGTTCCGGTAACATTATCATCTCCGTAAACACTCTTCAGAACTTCTACATTCAATGCTTCAATCATCGTAAACTTAAAATTATCTTTCTTACTGGTCTGCATATTCAATACAGTGTCGCCGCCCCAAGCATTTTTGTTGTCAGTTTCCGGACTATTAGAATTAGTGAGTCCATCCTCCGAGCAATATCCAAGTGACTTAAATGCTGCATCTAATGCTGTGGTTGCATCTGTTGGCAATGTTGTTCCGAGCGGTGCTCTAAAAATCGCGCCGCCTACTTTCGGCTTACCTGTACTTACATTTTTAGCATCTGACATTTTTATCCTCCTTCATCAGAAATGAACCATATCATATACAGCCTGATACCGATATTTCTTCCTTGTTGTATCCGTATAGTTGTAGTCGCTGTTAAGCTGGCACTTACTGATATCATCCATTTCAACAATTTTTTCCATTGCTTCTTTCACTCTTTCATTGAGTGATGCCGCCCCATAAAGGGATCCTGAATAAGACTGGATAGCAAGAGTTGCTGATGCAATATGATTTTCTTTGCCAGATCCAGTCTTTTCAATCAGTACATATTCCTCCGGAAGTCCCGGTTCTTCTTCCATCCTTACCGGAATATCAAGCTTGTCTTCCAGATATTCTCTAACTTTTTCCTCGATCATTTTTTCTACCCATTGCTTTCAGCAAGCTATTGTTGCCGTCGTCTCCATTTATTTTTACAATCGCTCTCGTTTGCGCCACATACGACTCCTTCTCTGCATCTGATGATATTTGATTTGCCTGTTCCAGCAAAATTGCCTGCATCTCTGCAGATTTCATCAACTCTCTTACACCGGATCGATTTAACTCAACTTTCGTTTTAGCCATAACGCTCCACCATCCATCTCTGATTCCATCTTCCTGGAATATTTTCTTCAATTCCTTGCTGTGGGAATCCAATTACCCGCCATGATGTGCCAAAAAAATCCACTCTGCAGTCTTGCCAGTCGTGCGTATCTCCTTTTGGAATTGCGATATTGTAGACTGCTTTTTTTCCAGTAATATTAAGCATATCCAGCACTTCTGTTGTCGATGCCGGAGCAACCAACACGTCTTCCACGGTCACAGGTGTCTCTGTATATATCGGATGTCCGAATGTATCTGTCCCACTTGTGATCCGTTCGTAGAGCTTCACCGGTATTCCTTTAATCATTAGCCTCTTCCTCCTGCATCAAATCCGAATATGGATTAAAATAGCCAATTCGATTCCCGACACCAAGGATTTTCTTATCCAATTTAGTCAGATACAATTCGCCACTTCCATTTGCATTTGTCCAGGTCTGCGAATATACCATTGCTGTCGTAGTTGTCTGTGTCGTTCCAATAGGTACACCTTCCTCTCTGCTTCCGAGCGTCCGAATAACCATGTTGCACGACACTAATTTCTTTGCCTCGTCTGTAGCATTGCGGTTATATGCATCAATGATGATCGATGCATCCTCCAAGAGTGCCGTTACATAATCTGTATCCGAAATATCTGTTCCTTTTCGTTTCCAAACATCCTCAATTGATGCGTATGCCATTGTATCACCTACTTTTTCGCTGTTTGTGTTCTCTTTCTGGTGTTCTTAGCTGATGCCTCTTTCTTTGCTTCGACTGGTTCTTCTATATCTGGAATCTCTGAGTCTTCTGTCGGTTCTTTGAGTTCTTCCACAGGTTCTTCTGTATTTTCAGCTTCTGCAACTCCTGTTTCTGTTTCGCTATCCTCGATCAAATCCTCGGTTTTTTCTTCAATAATCGGCTTAAACATTGTGGAGTCTAACACATCGTCAGACTCCACTACAATTCCAGTTTGTTTGTATAAATATTTCATATTACTCTTCCGCCTTCACGATCTTTGTAAATGCTGCCTGATCCATGATTCCAATTCCGTATACAATTTCTGCACGAATTGCAATCTGATTCTGTCTCTGCAGGTCTCCAAGTCCATCCGGATCACCGTATTCGATCAAGTGAGCGCCAATGGATCTCTGTACTCCCCATCTAAACGCATCAAACTGTCCTACGATTCCAAGTAACTTCGTATCTGGTGTGATTTCATTTTTTGCTGAAACTGTATCAGATACTGCCGCAGTCATTCCGGAAAAATTTGTAAGATTCTGTCCGAATCCAATTTCCGGATAAATCTTTCTTCCATCCACATCCCTCATAGTGGAAAGACCAAAGGAAAGTGTTGGATCCATTGCAATACCACTCGGTACATAGCCAGACGAGATGATCATTCCTGCTGCCGCCTCGATTGCTTCATCATACTTTGTGCCTGCAAGCTGCACACTCTGTTTCGTGTCAACCAGCCCTTCTTTTACAAGGCTTGATACCGTTCCTGTAAGCGGATTGATTTTGTGAATTCCGACAAGATCCAATGCTCTTCCCAGTGCGATTGACGCATTTGACGCCAGATCCTGCAGTACGCCGATCTGTACATCTTCGTCTGCCCACTGTACTTCCTGCGAAAATCTCATGGTAACCTGCAGTTTGAACGGATTTACTGCTTTATGAGCATATGCAGTTGGTGTTGGCGATTTCTGCCCTGCCTCTCCTACGAGTTCTGCTTTCGGTGGCGATGTAAGCACCCACACCTGCTGCTTTCCAAATTTCTGCGGTCTTGCTCCGGATAACTGCGCCAGAGTAGATCCTTTCTGTGCTTTTTCAAAAATCCCCTGCGAAATCTCTGCCGGAATTTCAAAATCTGAGCTAATAAGTGCTGCCATATTCTTTATTCTCCTTTACCAAAAATTTGATGTGCAAATTCTCTCATTGCATCATCCGTTGTGTTATACTCTGTTGTCTTTTTCCTGTTTCCCTTAGTTCCCGGATAACTCTTTGGCTTCGCAAATTTCATAATCGCTTCTGCCTGTTTTTTACAGGTTTCCTCATCTTCCCCTGTCAGTAATTCTACCGGTACACCAGTGTCTTTTGCTGTTTTTTCTCTTACCTGTCTTACAGTGTCTTTCTTTTCAAGTGCGCTTAATTTTGCCTGAAGAGCATCGGACTTTTCTTTTTCCTTCTGAAGTTCCGTTTTATTCTGCGCCTGGTACTCATCGTACTTACTTGCCTTTTCTTTCAGGTCATCATAATCTGCATATTTCTGTCTTTCTCTCGCAAGGCGTCCCTCTATGATTGAATCCATTTCTGCCTGAGTAAATGTTTTGTCATCTGCCATCTTGTTTCCCTCCTGATTTGAGTGTTTTTAGTTGCCACGTTTAAGGCACGTGTTGCCATAAAAATAAGACGCGTAACCCTGCGCCTTAAAGGGAGATATCTGGATCACCGCCTTTCCTATTCTGCAAATTTCCAATCCTCTGACAGCATATCAGCCTGAGACGCTAACCATCCCATCTGAACACCAGATGTTCCGCAGAATGCAATAGCCATGTTTCCGATTGCATCATGCTCACAATTTACAATATCCCCATCTTCTGTTTTATATGAAATTCCGGTTGCAAGCTGGATGTACTGTCCCTTTCCATTCCAGCCTTTACGTGCCACTTTCATTCCACGTTTCAGATATTTAATTGCTTCTCCAAATGAAAACAGAGCTTCTCCGCCCAGTTCCGGACAATTTTCTCCGTCTGCCAGTACCCATTCATCAGAACAGATATTTCCAAATGTATAATCTGGAATCTTTGTCTCTCTGATATCCAACTCTTCGCCATCTTTTGTGTGCATGATAATAGTCTGTTTCTCTTTTGACCAAAACCAATAACCGCTCCAAGATGGAATTTTCACTTTGCTACCCTGCTTCATTATTTTAAATGCCTCGTCAAATCTCATGTTCTTTCTTCCTTTCTTAAAAATGAGTATAAAAATACCACCAACCGTTTCCGATCAGTGGCTTTTAATACCATATTACCGTTTTTTCTTTTGGTGGATTATCCATCTTCGCAATCCGTTTCAGTTCTCGCCTCACGTGTGGTGCTGCAAACATGCTTGCATTTTCATGTTCTACAATCTCTCCATCCGGAATTCGTATTTTCATAAAACCTGCCGGCTCTTTTCCTTCTGGATAGTAATTTGCCGAAATACTATCACTGACTTTTTTTATGTTTTTTAAGATTACCATAATATTCCAGTGCCTCCTTCGGATAATTATATTTTTCCGATGCCAATTCATGAGCCTTTACGTGGTTCTACTTACTAAATAAATGTTGTAATCTCTTTGATATCCTTCAGAAATTGTTTTGCTTTTTCTGCCAGGTAATTTTCACAGAGGTATTCAATCCCTTTCGGCGTAATCTGACAACCTGAGAACTGCTCTTTCAGATAATAGCCTTCTCCAACCCTAATATTGGATAATCCTGTGATATATCCGTCGTTAAAAAGATTTTCAAAGATGTATACCCAGTATTTACGGTTAATTTGAAATAAAGAGCCGTCATACATAAGCATTTCTGGCTCTATTTCCTCACCTGTTTTCAATTTTATGTAAAGATACGCCAGTATCTTATAAACAATTACATAATAATCATCTCTTGCCATATTTCCCTCTGTTACTGTTCTTGCTCCCAAGCCCATGCTTTTACTTTTTCAAACGCTTCACTAACCTCTTCCGGCACGTTTTCAATTTTCCCATCATGAATATGATTGACATACGGTTCGTATACTTTCATTAACTTTTCTATCTCATCCGGATACTTTATGAGTTTCATTCTCTCTATCTCCTGTTATAAATCAACATATATTCTGCTTCCGTTTCATCATATCGTCCTAATTGATATTGTTGATATGCATAATCGCTTATTTCACTTACATTATCCTGCGTAATTCCTAATGCGTCAAGATTTTTCTTTGCCTTTTTGCACAGTTCTTTCAGATATTCACTACGGTTTTCTTTGGTAATCTCCCAACCCGCTTTTCGGAATTCTTCTGCCTGTTTCATATGCCACATTTCATGCCTTTCAACAGCATCTTTTCCACCAGCTAATTTCTGTATTTCCTGCTTTGCTATTGACTGACTATAATATACTGTATTTGTACACGGATCATACAAACCAAGGGCATTTTTCAGTTCATCATCTGCCAGAATCACAATTGTTGGCTTCCGTTCGCTTGGAACACCATATTCTTTCAAGGCCTTTTCTGTGTTCTGATTAATTGCATTCAATGCTTTTGGCTTTATCTGTGCTTGATCTGATATATACATAGATGTATCATAGCTTTCCACTTTTCTAACCGAAACCGCCACTTCTTTGCCACCTCTGGTCAATGAAATTTCTTCTGCTTTTCCTCTTTTAACCTTTCGGTAAGCCTGTTCTGCATACAATTCTCTCTTCCTCGCATTAATAGCCTCTTTATTCTCTTTGTATCTCATCCGGCGCATGGCATTGATGTCACCGCCTGCTGCCTGATACTCCTCCAGATACTTATCCGGATCATATCCTGCAACCGTGCTTTTTCCATCAAACCGGACTGCATATTCGCAATCGCAATGCGCATGAATGTGTTCCGCGTGACCATTCCTAAGAGCTTTCTTTGACGTATTCTGCCATCCTCTGGACGCGAGTGCAATGCAGAAAGCACAGGTGTCCCCATGTGGCACCCAGGCAAACTGTGCCCCGTCACGCTCTGCATTTTTCAGTGTCGTATCTGCACCTACCTGTTTTACAAGCCTTGCAAGCGTTCCGGGAATATTGTTCGGAGACTGCTTTTTTGTTCCTTTTACTGCTTTCGCCACTTCCCCATAGTCCGGGAGATCTGCTACTTCTGCCGTAGGGACTATTACTCCCTGTGCCGCTGCTGTCGCTTCATACATCTGACACGATAATGCACCGATAGCCTGTCCATAGTGTTGTGACAGTGCATAGGCGTAGTCCAAAAGTGCTTTATCATTTTCCAGTCCATTCTTTTGAACCCAGGACTGCATCAGATCCGCTGCTTTCTGGCTAATCTGTGACATCTTCGTTATGTATTCCACCCACGCCTTCTCCGTTATCTGCATTTCCAAATTCCTCCGTCAAGATAGCATCTCCTTTTGCTCTCTGTTCCTGCGCTCTGATTCGCCGGATATCCGCCTGATCAAAACCAATCATTTCAAGGAAAATATCTGTCTGTGCAAATCCTTGTCGCGCTGTCGCAATTTTGAGTGCTGCATCTGTAGTAGATGCCACGCTTGGCATTGCCGGATTCTTAAAATGTGCAATCAGCTCATGTGTTTCTTCCGGAAGCTCATCCGGAATCGTTCCAAGTTCAATTGCAAGTGCCATCCGTCCAATCCGATACAATGCATCACCATTTGATTTATTCAACTGTTCTGCCATAAGGATCAAGGTCTGTGACTGTGCAATAATTGCTTCACTGGAAGTCGGATTTGCATCATTTATCACACCAACATCCGTAACCGCCAATCCCGTTGCCGCTGAATACTGTGTAGCAAGCATCCGGAGCATCTGAACATGTGGTTCAATATTTCCCTGCGAAAGTTGCCCGAAATTCGGCTTTTCCCCAGTCTCCGGATTGTTTGTACTGTAGAGAATACTTCCAACATACTGTTTGAATTTATTATCAATCAGCATATCATATTGTTCATCTGACACCCCGAGCAGATACTTCTGTGGAGAAGTTGCAAATTCCAGTCCAATCGTTGCATTTGCGACTGTTCTTACATATCCCTGGATTAGCCTGCGGATCGGCTCTTTTAGCCTTGACTGACCAAATGGTTTATCGTTTGTTGCGTCCCAGATCAGAGCCACCATAAGGGGTTCTCCGAAATCATGGGGATTCTGCGTAGCATACCATGTACCTCCAATCCGATCCAGTTCCCAGATGTCTGTGTCTGTATAGAAATTTACGTGTTCCGGAGACCATGTAACATCCGACTCGTCTCTTCGCGCATCTTCAAAGGCAAATCCATATCGGATGCGTCCTTCGTGTGCATTCCACGAAGCTGCAGCACAATGCGGAGAATAAAACCGCACTCTTGCATCATCTTCCTCTCCGGATACCGCCGCAAATGCACAACCGTATTTCAGTTCTTCTTTGACCGCTTTATTGTATTCCGCTATCAAATGATTCCTTTTCATAATCTGATCCATATCTTCTGACTTCGTTCCATTTTCTGTAACAAACCCATCAAACATCGATCTTCCCGCAAGTACATCAACGGTTTTTGCTCCCCAGGCACATCCAATCTCAAGTTTTCCAAGACCTGCTGGCAATGCAATCCCAAGATTCACTTCATTCAGTGTGACTTTTCCGTTATAATAACGGCGCTTTTTCCTATTCGCACTTCTGTGATAATCATATATGTATTTCAATTCCTGAAGCCACTGTTGTTCTTCCGGTGGTAATCCTTCTACTCTTCCAAAATTTAACTCCATTATCCTATCCTCATCTTTCTGTTCGGATTTCGTTTCGATGTTCTGCATCCCCAGAGTGCAAGTGCTGCTGCTTCGATCGGAATCGAGTTTTCTCCACCAAATCCCCAGCCACCGGAAATCGGTCTTTTTACAGACGTAATTGCTGACTCATTCAGTATTTCTTGGTATTTATACCATGTTACAGTCTGTTCATTGATTTCCTGTGATAGCTGACTCGCCGCTGCTATCACTTCTTTTGCTGCCGGTCGAACAATTGACTGCTTATATTTCCACACCGGTGTTATCTTCTCTATCAGGAAGTCAACTCCATTTCTTCCATCGATCACCACACAGCTTGCCATCTTGTATCTCTGATTCAGCCAGTCCGCAAGCCACTGGATTCCTCTGTCCGTTGTTTTAAGCTCGATCAGTGAAATTCTCGCTTCCCCTACCTCTGGACAGACAGCTCCGCATAATGCTACCGCCGAACCGTCAAGCGAAAACTTTACACCGTAAGCAGTTTTCCCTTCCGGTTTTTCTTTTTCCGAAGCACATTCTTCCCATTTCTTCTTATCAATTGCATAGTCCTGATCATTGTTGATTGGCGACCACCAGCCGAGACGCTCTCTTGCAAACGTGTCCGCATCCATCTGTTCGCACTCTGCAGCTATGGTTGTTTCTGTCATTCTTCGCCCCAGTGCCGGATTGCAATCCGCCCATCTCTGACGATCAGTAACATCTCCAATCTCTTTCACAGAATATTCTGTCCAGGCTGTGGATTTGCTCTCACCTTCCGTTGCCCGTTTTCTTATCTTCCGGAATACTGTGCCGGTACAATTTTCATCCGGTGGTGTTCCAAGATAAATCGTCTGTGGATTCCTTGACGCTGATATTGCCGGCAAAAAAGATGCCTGCTGCTCGCTTGTCAATTCCTGTGCTTCATCAAACACAAGACAGTCGCCATGCAGTCCTCGACCACCATTCCTTGTTCTGGCAACAAATACTACTCTTCCACCATTTTTTAGAATAATCTGTTCTCTTCCGAGTGCCGCCTTAATTTCTTTTACATACTTACGGAGTCCTCTGCTTTCAAACAAGCCGCGCAATTCCATAAAGGTTTCTGTTGCAGTTTTCTGCAGATGAGCTGTGTATATAACCCATTCTGCATACAGAATCATTCCGGATGCAATCCGCCCGGAAGTATCCAGTGTTTTCCCGTTCTGTCTTGGAACAGATAAGCCACATGTCGGCGCTGACCAAACATCATCCTCTGTACGCCCCATCCAATCATTCAGCACTTCACTCTGCCACGGATCCACAATCAATTTCCCGACCGCAAGCACTTTTACCGCATCGGGGCCATCCGTATAAGCATAATCCGGAACAATTCTATCGGACGGTGTCTGGCTTCCCATCAGCTTTTCGTGCCGACAGGATTTCTCCGATTTCGTCATCGTCTTTCTCCATTCCTTTTATTTCTTCAATTTCTTTGATTGTTTCTCTGTATTGCCTGGAGAGCTGTGGCATTGTCTTTGGACCATCAACAGCATCTTTCGCGCATATATCAATCTGTTTTGCGAGAATCAGTGCCAAATTTTCCAAGCGTTCCAAGCGGCTTCCCTCGCTTGTTACAGTTGCCATTTTCTTAGCTCTTCCCATCTAAATTCACCTTTCAAAAATTTTCCTGTGTGTAAATCGGCGCGGGACAGCGGTGGTCGCCGTCGCCGCGTGGCGGGGTACCCTCCCCACCCTCTGTTTGCAGTTCTCACCATTCCCCATCTGTAACGTTCATTTTGGGCTTTTTCTGGCTCCTCTGCATTTCATTCAACGTTTTATTGCTTTTCGCTGCGTTGCAACAGTAATGCGCCGGTTGCAGGTTGTTCCAGTCCTGTGCCGCTGCTTCACGTGAGTTATATCCAAACTCACGCCACCTTGACACCGGTTTGATTTCATCTATAACAAAAGACAACGGATGTTTGCTGTCGCTTGGTTCATTGTAATGTATGGGACCAAGCCTGCCTTTACATATCCCGCATTCTCCACCTATTGCTTTAAACCTCGCCCGATGTTTTCTTCTCAGATTCCCGTTGGCGCTTCTTGGGTTCCGTTGTTCCTTCATATCTTTTCCTCTGGCGGTTTCTGTATCTGTAATAAGGAGTTCAAAAAAGTAATAATCGCAACAAACAAATGTACTGATGTATGAATAAATTCTTTCCAGAGTAAACCGCCAAACCTCTTTCCGGAATTCATGGCAAAGAAAAAGGCAACAATCTTTCGACTGCTGCCCTGTTCATCTCTTTACCTGAATACACTATATCACAGACCGAGTGTACCATTCTATACCATTTTGAATTTTTTTAAAGCTTCTGAATGATTTCTGTGTACCTGTGTCCATCTGTATCCCGTTTCATCACAGATCCTGTTCCATCCCTCACAATCTATGTATCGTTTCGTCAGCACATCTTTTTCTTTCTCGTTATCCAGTTCTTCAATCCTCTCTCTGATTTCTGTACGAATCTGGACTTTCTTTCCCCTCTGCCTGATCAGCTTTCTTTCCAGTTCATCAATCTTCGCCATATAATCCGACAGATCAGAATGGTTGCTGCTTTTTGGCAGCCCATCTGCTGCCAGTGCTCCCGGAAGCATCCGATCCAGCTTTAAGCGTTCCAGCTCTTCCTCGATCCGCTTCTCCTGGCGTAATGCTTTGCCGTACTGTTTCAGGTATTCCTTTTTTTTCTCGTTCTCTTCTTTCACTGTTTCCATCGGTATACCCTCCCTGTCTTCCTGTCTCTTAATACTAAGACCTCGAATCCTAACAGGCTTGCTATATCCTTTAATGCTTTGTGCGCTTCCTTTACATGGTGTGGAATCCGGCTTGCATCCTGGATGGCTTTGCCTGCTGTCGGATCGCAGTATCCTTCTTTGTTCTTGTACAATGGTTCTTCCTCCACTCCGTCAGATATTGCTCTTGTTCTTCGTCTTCTCGTTCCCGAGCTATCTCTTTGTATGTCTTTTCCATACCGTTACTCCGATATTGCTGGGATACAAAACGCCCATAAGCACCACGCTGATCCGGTCCATTTCATTGCTATCAATATGGTTATTGCCATTATCATCCAGATACAAATCTTTTTTACCGCATACATTGTATATTTATCTTCTTCCATTATCCTTTATACCTTTCCGGGAGCAGCATCCACGCCACAACCTTATACGGTTCTCCCTGTTCATCTTCTTACTCCCCTTTCAACGTCCCCAGCACATTCACACCGACTTCTTTCTCCAGCTCCTCATTCATCAGCCGAAAGTATTCCTCGTCCTTCTGCGCAAAATGCATCTGGTGTAAAACAAATTCCAAATATTTCAAAACTCCCTTTCTTTTGCAATGATAGTTCCGGTACAGGTAATCTACGCTGATCAGCAGGAAGCAGTTCATTGCCTCTGCTGTATGCTTGTCCAATTCCTTCTGGCGTTCCTTTTGGAACTCCGGACTATCCATGATCTCTTTGATCTGCTTTCGGAGCTTATGTTTCTTTAACTGCTTATCTGCCCAACTCATTCATAAAATCCTTTCATCTTCCGCTTTGACACTGCATCGCCCTTTTGATACACACTGCATTCTTCCACGGAACACCCCCTGCTGTGACCTGTTATCTCTATATAGGAACAGCCGGCTCCCTTTGTATTTCCTGTTGCCCGGAACATGCAGGTCCTGCATTTATGCCGGTCCGCATTACTGGCTGTCTTATTTTCCGGCTTTGGTTTCTTGCACTTATCCGGATTCAGCCAGGAATACACGGTGCTGTATTTTGCATCGATCAACCGCGCGATCTCCGCAGCACCTTTTCCTTCTTTCGCCAGTTCCAATGCTTTCTCCCTTTTATTTTCTGCCGGAATCACAACCGAATCCGGCTCTGTGAGGGGGGGGGTGGTACTTCCGTCCTTCTCCGTTGTCCCTGCCGGTGCTACTTCCGCACTGCAGTTTTCTGGTCTGTTCTGCTCTACCATTTCAGCTACTGCCTGTGCAAATTCCGGATTGTGATATGCCGGAACGTTTACCAGAAAATGATTTTCTTCCTGTTCCAGGATGTCCGACAATAACCGAACATCCATACTGCCATCATCCTTTGTCCATAATACCGTCACTGGTTTGCCTTTTATGTAGTCTGCCAATGCCTCTTTTAGATTCTTTTCTATCAGCATGATTCTTTTTCCTCCCAGTACTCTATTACATACTCTGTCTTCGTTCTGCCAGAAGACTTACTACCTGCATCTGTTACAATCCTTCCGATCCGGACTGAATATCCCGCCTTTAATAACAGCGTTGCCACCTTGAGCCGATCTTCTTCGTTCCACTGTACAGATCCTTTTCTGATACTGCGAATTACATTTCTACTCATGTGCCATCCTCCATTCATCATGCAGCGCCTGCACCCTGCCACCGAACCAAACAAGTAAGCCACAGATATCTGGTTGATTGTTATATTTCTTCATCATGATTTCCATATTTTGATTCCACAATGTCATATCATGATTTGATAGATATTTTTTATAAATTCTCCAGCAATCATTGTAGATTGCCTTGATTCGTTCCTCCATAGCTCCTCCTTGTTACCGCATGTTACCATTTTCTTTATCTCGTTACCGTCTTCAGGAAACCGTTGAACCCATTGAAAATACTGCGTTTCAAGCACTTTTCAGGGCGAAGTTACCGAGTTACCACACGTTTTCCCGTATAGGAGAAAATATTTTTCTCACTTTCACATATTTTTTTCTTCTCTATAAGGGTGAATTTTGCCCGGTAACTTGGGTAACGGGTAACTTTTACTTAAATGGCAGCTTTTCCTGCTCATATTTATCCATTGTTTCCACCGGTTCAAACCCATCCTTATCGATGTTATCGTTCAGCCGCAGGAATACACACCTGATTGGATTGCCATCTACCTTTTTCACCTTTGTCATACGTCCGCCCTGTGTCTCAATCAGACCTTTACGATCCGCCCAGGACAAAAAAGCTTTGTCAGAGAATCCTCCACTCTTGCATAACTCCTTGAACGCCTGGTTGTAAATTATAGCAACTCCCTTTTCAAGCGTTCCCCATTTTTCCACTTTCGTGTCCATATCAAAGCGCTGATTGTTCATGGCAATCTTGTCCTGCAGATATCGATAGCAGCGCTCATTGTCACTCAGATCATTCCTGTTGATCAGAACAGTTTTCGCCTGCTCAATCGTAATATATTCTCCATCCCGGAACAGATAATCTGTCGCGACTTTATCTGCAACCAATAAAATCGACAGTGACAGGCTCTGTTTCTGCATGACTTCATCATCTTTCAGTTCTTGCATGAACTCTTTCTGCATCTGATGCAGTTTTTCCTTGCCAATCCCCTTTAGGACCTCTATGTACCTTTTCCCGGCCAAACCATAATTTTTCTTCACGATCTCTGCGGTCTCTTGCGGATCCGCATACACATTATCCTTGCATTCTACTTCCAGAATACGGTTGATGGCTCCGCCCTGGGACACATAAGAATTAAGTGGACGTTCTCCATTTGTCAGAATACAGTTCTTCCATCGATTCTCCCTACTGATACCAAGTTCTTTGTTGGATCTGCTTTTTCCCTTTCCAGAGCACATGTCGTATACCATTCCTTCAAAATTATCCCGAATCCGGCTGCTCGTCTTACTTGTATCATCCAAAACCATTGGCAGATGATTCAACATATCTGCCTTTGCTTCCAATGCTACTTCTGTCGTCTTAAAATCTCCGATATATGCCGATTCATCCGGATTCGCCCAGATAGACGTTGCGACCATCAGAGATACTGTTTTACCACCTTCTGTTTCGCCCCAGAGATCTACGATAAACGGAAGTCCACCCAAGAGACTAACCAGAACACTTGCAAATGATGCAGCCATCATAAACTTAATCTCCAGGCGCTTTGTCTTCCGAAGCTTCAGCATATGGCTCTGCCAGATCTCCCAGTTGCCACGTTCTGAAACACTCTCATAAGCCTGTCGAAACCGTTGATCACCATCAAATACAATCTCTGTATCATAGGGAATAAACTGATCCTTAATCCATCCGAGCTTACTGGTGGAATACTGCACTTTAATATGGCTATCATTCATATTTTCAACATCTGACAGAAACCGGACCAGTAGCTTCGCGTTTTCTGATGTAACAGAAATTCCACGTCCAGAAAGCGCCACAATCTTACTGGCAGACGTCACCATTGTTTTCGGAACAATGATCTCATCCCATCGTCCATTTCGCTTGTATGCAATCTTGATCTGTTCTTCACCTGTCTCCAGATTCTTCATTCGCTCTACCGGAAGAATGGGGTGATAACAGGCAACCGCATCCACCTGGCTGTCATTCTGTGCATAGACGCCATCTTCACCGGCAATCCATGCACCGCAAAACATATTGTTGTATGGTCCTTCAAAGTTTGTCCACTTATCCAACATAGTGATTGGCTTCTTACGCTCTCTTTGTTTCGCTTCTTTGTCCACCCTTTTATAGGCTTTCAATAGCTCTTCAAACTTCTTTTTCACACCAAGCTCTCCAGCACGATCTGTAAGAGAAAGGATCATCCGGGCCTTCATAATCTCATCTTCCTGATCAAATATTTCCAGAAAGATTTCCTCGCTTAGTATACTTTTGCTGTCCAGCCTTGCTAAAGGCTCCATGTGATCACCTTCTCTCTTCTAATAATTCTGCATGATATAATTCAAGCTGCAGTGCATTATAACAATCACACCATGCGTCTGACAGCGGCTCTGTTCTGTTTAAAAATTCCCGGTATACAGAAATCAGATCGTTGTTCAATCTGCGCTTGTCCCGCATCTTTGCTTCCTGTTTTTCTCTCATCAGCTTTTCTTTTTTTGCCCGATATATCGCCAGAGAAGATCGGAAGGACGGATTCTTTTCGTATTCTCCGCCAAGCATCAAGAAGGCATCTTTGAAAGAAATTCCATAAAACTTTTCTGTAAAAGTAAAGATATCTCCATTCGCTCCACAGCCAAAACAGTGAAAATCTTTATCATAAACTTTCATGGATGCTTCATGATCGCCTTTATGGAATGGACACTTGATAAATCCCGCTCTGTTCGGCTCAGGAAGCCCACATTTGACCAGAATATCCTTCATAGAGTATGCCTGCTTGATTTCCTCGCGCGTCATTTTGCATCACCGTATTCAGACAAAATACGCATAATCTCCTTGCCTGTGTCTTTCTTCTCGCAGAATTCAAACCGGACATTGTACCGATCCCGGATGGTACACATTGATTTATATAGTTGTTTTCCGTCAACCGCTTTGGCTGATACCACATACTTTTCACGTTTTCCGTTTACCATTCTCCACCGGACTTCATGCTTCCTTGGATTCTGCCAGAACCACACATCTTCCAGATTTTTCACATCTGGTCCATGTTCCACCAGGATCACAAGCTGTATGCCTGCATCAATCGCTTTAAGCAGCTCCTTCTTAAACCGCTCATGTTGCTGGCAGACATTTCCGCATAACTCCTGCAGGTTCTGCTTCCGATCAATAATGAGCCGGGGATTATCCAGACTCATATAATCCCCGACCAGAAGCTTGCTCGAAAAATGTTTCACTCCATTCTCGTCAAATGTCTTGATGATCTTCCGAGTTGCCCGCTGCTTTTCTCTTGTATCAATTTGTATATCCACTTGTACCAACTCCTAATTAAATGGTAATTCTTCGTCAATTCCATCCGGAATATTCATAAATCCATCTCCTGCCGGTGTGGATCCAGATGGATATCCATTGATGTGATTCTTATATGCCTGTGTTTCTGTCTCCATCGGAACTGCAGCCTCTTCTACTTTGTCCTGCGATACAAACCATCTCAGAACACGCTTTTCAAGCTCTCTTCCCTCGTAGTAATCCATCTGTATTCCAAATACTCCACCAACCAGCTTATTCTTAAACTGCTTGCCAAAGTTATCTCCCCACTGTGTTGTAAATCCCTGATTGGAATGTTCTACGCAGGTCAGGAATGTCTTAAAGGATCTACTGCAGTTGCCTTCGTTATCCTCTGTCAAAATATACTGCGTTGCCTGATTCGGCCATTTCTTTTCTGGACGGATATCATTTTTAAATGATTCCGCAAAATATCCAGCCTGCTTATCTCCCGGTGCAAAATCAAAAAACACAACGATCATTGGTTTATTTGTCCTTGACATCCGTTCTTCCACCTGTTTGATTACCAGTTTGTGTCCTCCAAGTTCTACAGGAATAAATTCTCCCTGAACCTGTGTTTCTTCGTAATTGTTTGGTTTTTTCATCTTAATAGTCCTCCAATGCTTTCATTACTTCTACAATATCGTTGTCAATCTCCATCTGATCAAATGCACCCATCGGTGATTTCGCTGTGCTGTTGTTTGCCTGGGTTTCAAATTTGTAGGCTCCGTCTACACACTTACTCAAAAGCACCGTGGTAAATTTGCTTTCCAGGCAAATCTTGTCCAACTTCTTTCCGGAAGTCTTGATTCTGGTAAACATATAGCCGGCTTCATCATGATCCGTCTGTGTATGGGCTGTGAAAATGATCGTCAGGTCTTCCCTGTATGTATAGGCTTCACACACCAGATCCCAGACACAGGCTGCAAGATCTACCCATTTGTCGTATCCTTTTTCCTTGCTCCGGCGCATTTCATCTGCTACCATCAAGCCATTGATCGTATCCACTACGATTACTTTCACACTAGGGCAGGCTTCAGCAATGCGCTTGATGTACTGACGAACCACATTTGCATCATCACACGCCAGATAGTTCTTGTTTTCTTTGTTGTACTGTTTTCTCCATCCTTTCCATGAAAGGCCTTTCTTGTCAGCATCGATGTAATATGTTGACTTTGGATCTAAATTTCTCATGGATGTTGTTTTCCCTGATCCGGATTCTCCGGCAATACAAATAACCTTTGACATTCGCTTTTCCTCCTTATAGAGTTCTGGATCAACTAACTCCGCCTGACTCCAGAATCCTTTTGAATTCATATTTTTTATCCTGTTTTCTTCCATAAGCTTCTTATATTTTTCTTTTCCGTAATACTGAAGCTTTCCACTCTTATCTCTGATGATACGTTTCAGAAGACTTTGACTTTTCGTTTCTCTGTAATAAATCCTTGGAAATTTATCTTTCACTTCCTGAAATTCTTTAACATACGGTCCTATATTGTATCGATATTTCAAATATTTCTTTCCTGGATGATCGCTGATTCGAATAGAATTGCACACGCCGTAATCCAACTTCAGATAGATACTGTTGGAAGAATACGCATCATATCTCTGAATGATAAATCCTTCTGATATCAAATTCCTACAGAGCATTTCCGCAATATCATTCAGCTCCATTGCTTCCATCTTCTGTCACTCTCGCTGCCCACAAATCCGCAAAATGCAAAAGCATATACAGTGGTGTCTCATTTCCCTGGATCTCATATTTAAACGGTCCATATAATCCGTTATGCCAGAGAATCGCAAGCTGTTCCTCTTCTGTCAGTTCAATAAATCTGGATGCAATAGCCACAGATCTAACCTCATGATCAACATATCTGAGATCCGGATTGGATTTATACGGCTGCGCTTCACTCTGCTTCGGTTCTGGATCCGGATTTGCTTTTGTCGCTCTTCCCTTCAGCATGTTCGGAACATAATTCGGCTTTCCAAACTGTCCCATCTTTCCAAGATCATGAAGTAATGCTACGATAATAAAAGAATTCATCTGATCTTCATTTATCACTCCCAACCCACTCGCTATCCTCAGAATATTTTCATATACATTAAGACTATGAGTTGCGAGTCCTCCTTCCTCTGCCAGATGATATCTTGTACTGCATGGTGATGTAAAAAAATCATTTTCTTCCATGTAACTGATCAGATCATCAATGCCCTCTCTCCCAGTATTTTTCAAAAGCTCCTTTATTCTTTCCTCGTTCATTATTCTTCCTCCGTATCTAATTTAAATCCTATGATTGCTGCGATATCTTCTTTTGATACGCTATAGTTACTTCTCAATGTATAATCTTTTAAAAATTCAAGTCTCGTCTGCGCTTTTAAGAACTTTTTGTATTCCGACACAGGAATTTTGACCATTTCTTCATTGTTGTTTCTTTCTTCCATGACATTTCCTCCAATTATTCTTTGTCATAAACCACTCGCTCTGCAGCCTTCACGATCAGAAGGCTTGCAATCTGTTTGAGTGATAATGTTGATTCATTGTAAATTTCTACCAGTGCGTTGTAAGCTTCCGGTGTTACCTTAACGACCATCTGTGTACCTGTCTGCTGCTTTTTCCTCGCAGGAATGTGTATTGCTTCATCGTTCACTTGACTTTCTCCTCCGATTTTCCTATAATTTAGTTGAGTTTTTTGTTATGTGCGCCACTGGAAGCTGCAACTTCCGGGCGCATTTTTATTGTCCGGATGTTCTTATCATCCAAACGGTCCGCAAAGTTTTGCAGATAAGCGATTGCCATTCTTTTATGATAGTCCGCTGTCTTATCTGTTCGTTCTAAGCTTTCCAGTGTGGCTATCATCTTATCGATCTCGCCTACTCTGATGCTCTTACGCTGCTTCTCTTCTGGCATGCTCCTTCGCCTCCCTTATTTTTCTTTTCCGGTACCGGTATTCCAACATTCGGAAGTATTCATGTGCATATGCTCCGACAGCAAATACTGCGAGTCCAAGAGCTTCATATAGGTAAAACAGTTCCTGCTGTTCTACCGAACACCCACCGACCATACATACGAATCCAAAAACAATAGTTACTTTACTTAATGCTTTTGCGATTTTATAAAACATCTCTCATCCCTCCTTTGCTTGTCCAACTGGTACCGCTTACGCGGTTTTCTCAATGGTATATGTAATTTTCACTTTTTCCTGTTCTTCCAATAAAGAAATCATCACCTGTATGATTTTTTCGATATCGGGTTTCATGCTTACCACCTACTTTCTATTGAAGTTTATCTTCAACGCTCTAGCCATAATCTGTTCTGGAGTGTTCCATGCTTTTTCTAAATCAATGAAATACTGCCGGATCTGTTTTCCTTCCGGCGATCGCTGAATCATGCAGATCTGCTTTTGCCATATCAATGGAAATGTCCGCATCTTTCGAAGGTCTTCCTCCCTTTGAAGAGGTTTCGCTCATTTTTGAGCAAAAGTCTTTTCCTTCATCAAAGCCATACTCACACATTCTAGGAAACCAATCTTTGAATGCTGTTTTGATATTCAGTTTTTCATACAAATCTCTTGCTGATACCGTTGGCTGTTCTGATTCGTAATTGATTCTCAGTAAGTTGTCCATTTCTGTGATTACCTCCTTAATTTGTCATTTAATTCAACTTTTCGTTTAAAAAAATTTTGTCTCTGTCAGACCTTGAAAGTTTTAATGTCTTTGTTAACCCAACGATTTCAGAAGCTGTAAACTCTCCACCTTTTAAACGATTGTAGAATGTTTCTCTAAGAATACCGCTTTTTTTACAGATGGCTTTGATTGTCATTCCGCTATCGGCAATTCTTTCTTTTAAAAGTTTGATGTCTGCCAAGGCTACGACCCTCCTTTCTAGTTGATTTCATTCAACAGTATCAATATACCATAGGGTTGAATGTGTGTCAACTGTTTTTACAAAAATGTTGAATATTTTTCAATCCTGTGCTATATTGAAATCAAGGAGGTACGCAAAATGCTTCAATTATATAAAAACATAAAAAAGAGACGATTAGAATTGCAATTAACGCAGACAGATTTAGCAATTAAACTAGGTTATGCCGATAAAAGTATGATTGCAAAAATAGAAAAAGGATTGGTAGACTTGCCTCAGTCAAAGATACTTGCTTTTGCTGATGTGCTACAGACATCTCCTAGCGATTTAACGGGCTGGGAACAGATAGACACAAATTTCTCCGGAAAAGAAGCTCCGAAAGAAATAGCAGATAAATTTAAGAATAATGTGTATAAATTTCACGGAGAGCATAAAGAACTACTTGATATATACGAAAAACTCTCTTCTCCGAATCAGAAAAGAGTCCTTACCTATTCAAAAAATCTGCTTGTGAACCAGCAAATGGAAGAAGATCTTACTGTCCAAGCAGCTCATGGACGTACAGATATAGAAGTAACTGACAAAATGAACCAGCACGATGATGATATTATGGATGATAAAAATTTCTAGGGAGGTGTTAGGTTGAATCCTTACGAAATACTTTTAGACAATGCCTACAATGATGGAATGCTGGTAAAGGAAAAGCCCCTCCAAGGAAGTGACGGAAGAATTAAGGGAAACAAGATTGCCATCCGAGAAGACATGACCATTCCGGAAAAGACCTGTGCTTTAGCTGAAGAACTCGGACACCACGAAACATCTGTCGGAAATATCCTCGACATGACATCTGTTGTCAACCGGAAACAGGAACGTCAGGCTCGACTGCATGGGTATAACCGCCTGATCGGGCTGATCGGACTTGTAAATGCCTACGAGCATGGATGTCAGGATAAATATGAGATTGCGGAATACTTGGAAGTGACAGAAGAATTTCTGGAAGAATGTATTGAATGTTACCGGAATAAATACGGGATCTGTAAACAGGTAGATAATTATGTGGTGTATTTTATACCACAGTTATCGGTGATGAAATTGGTATAACCGCATATGCGATTATATAGAACCACTTTATATGAGGAGGAAAAATTATGAAAAAGAAACTTGTAGCATTGGTTCTGATCGGAAGCATGGCACTGTCATTTACAGCCTGTGGCAATAGCTCCGATTCATCAAAAGGAACAAAAGAATCATCCAAGAAGACAGAAGCATCTGCCGAAACTCCAAAAGAGGAAGCAAAGGAAGAAGTCAAAGAACCTGTCGTGCTGACTGGAAAATGGGAATATAAAGACGATGACGGTACTTGGATGCAGGCAGATATTACAGAGGATACCATCACAATAAACTGGATTATGGATGAGGGGAATACAACTGCTGTTTACTGGGTTGGAACCTATACTGCTCCTACAGAATATTCTGAAGAATATACTTGGACATCTACCAGAGACAAAGAAGCAACCGATTCCGCTCTTCTCGCCTCTCTGGACGATACAAAAGAGTTTTCTTATTCCGATTCAAGCAAGCAGATTACCTATCAGGTAACAGTTTCCGGAATAACAAAAACTATAGCGCTTGACCAGGCAGAATAATATAAATAAAAGAACCGCTCCTGCGCCAACAGGAACGGTCGAGCGATGAAACATACACCAATATGTTTCTCTATTAAGCACTCCGAAGAGATACCTAAATCCAAATAATATTGTATCATCTCCGGAGCAGCCGCGCAAGAGAACTAATCGTAACTATATAAACAATTACATTTTTGTTTCCAAAAGAAATGAGGTGAATATATGGGACGTAATTTAACAAAAGAAGAGCTTAAACGACATAAAGAAAAGGCTTTGGCAAAAATGGAACACTATATCGACTCTTTGATCAATAGTCCAGTTTCTAAAACCCGTGGAAAAGCTGACAAATTAAGTTATTGGCTTGAAGATTGGTCTACTTTTCTCGATTTTAAATCTCGTTTTTCCCCATCCAGTTTAAGAAGATACAAACGAGGTGAAATCATAAAAGTCCATCTTGGTTATAATATTGGTAGCGAAGAAGGTGGGTTGCACTATTGCGTTGTTGTCGAAAAAAATAATTCAAAGAACTCCCCTGTAATAACTGTTGTTCCGCTTACCTCTGTTAAGAAGAAATCTGATGTAGATCATCTTCATAAAGGTTGTATCTATTTAGGTAACGAACTATACACAGGGTTAGTTTCCAAAATTACTTATATTCAAAGACCTCTGGAAAAGAAAGTCTTTGACCTCAAGAAAGAAGTTGACGCCACTTACAAAACTCATCCAGAAGACATGCATAAATTCCAAAAGGATTTAGAGGATTGTGCAAGGGATTTATTGTTATTAAAAAGAATGAGAAACGAAATCAATAAAGCAAAACTTGGTAGTATTGCTTTAGTTGGACAAATCACAACCATCAGCAAAATACGAATTTATGATCCGAAAACTAATTTCGATATTTTAAGCAATGTAAAGCTTTCCAACGAAAAGCTTGATCGCATAGATCAGGAAATTATTTCTAACTTTACAAATAGAAAAATTTAAAAATCAACATATTTTATTGACATTTTCATATAATGAGGTATATAATAAATAAGCTAAAACAAAGCCGTTAACCGGCAGTATACAAGACAATGCTCCCAGTCATCTGGCGAGCCGTATTTATTGAAAGACCTCGTAGAAATGCGAGGTCTTTTACGTTATATAAACATTTTTTCAAAACAAAACCGCTCCTGCGCCAACAGGAACGGCTCAAGACTAATGCCCCGAAGGATACACCAGTACGTTCAAAATATAGTGTATCATCTTCGGGCAGCCACCGCAAGCAGAACTCATGTTCTTCTGCTGGCTGTTATTTTTATACTCATTTTTACGTATATTGAAGAGAAAGGTGATATAATATGCCAAGTAAAATTGAACGCTGCGCCATTTACATCCGTGTGTCTACTGCAGAACAGATGATGCACGGTAAATCCCTAGAAGCACAAAAACAGTACCTGACCAATTACGCCAAAGAGCATAATATGACCGTTGCTGGAGTTTATGCTGACGAGGGTAAAACTGCCCGTAAAGAATTAAAAAAGAGAAAAGCTATCCATTCACTCCTCGAAGATGTAAAAGCCGGAAAAATTGACGTGATCATCTTCTGGCGGATTGACAGATGGTTCCGTAATCTGTCTGACTTTTATAAGGTCCAGGAAGTCCTTGACGATAATAACGTCCGATGGATCAGCACCAGTGAACCCGGAATCAATATGGAAACCAGAGACGGTCGACTGCAGCTGAATGTAGTTCTGTCTATTGGCCAGAATGAGGTCGATACCACCAGCGAACGTATCAAATTCGTAAACGAAGCATCTATCCGGCAGGGAAAACTGATCTTCGGTGATGTGAATATGGGGTACGGCTACAAATCTGGAATCATTGACGGCGTAAAACGCATGGTAAAAGATCCTGATCGAGAAGACACTGTAAATGCCTTTTATCGTTTTTTCTTTAAGCACCATGCAAAAGGGCTTTCCATGCGCTATATTCAGGAAAATTATGATCCGGATTTTACATGGGCGAATATGCGAACACTGCTGTCGAGTGAATTTTACAAAGGAACCTATCGCGGGATTCCATACTGCCCTGCTTACCTGACAGAATCTGAATGGAACAATCTGCAGGAAATACAGAACGCAAATGTTAAGCGTGCTCCTTCTGGCCGGATTTATCTTTTCAGTAGCATGATAAATTGTCCGATCTGTGGACGCAGGCTTAGCGCAAGAGGCGGTTCGTCCATTATCAACCGGAAAACCGGTGCCAAAAAAGTATACTGCTATTACCGATGCAACAAAGCTTTTATTGATCACAAATGTACATACAAGCACATGGTAAGTCAAAATCTCATAGAACAATACCTGATTGATCATCTGGAATACGAATACAATAAATTTAAAATAAAATGTGAAAAAATTGAAAAGGAACAAGAAAAAAAGAAGAAAGTTCAGACTCCGGAAAAGCTCCAGAAAGAATTAGAACGATTAAATCTTCTCTTCCAGAAAGGAAGAATCGAATGGGATTATTACAGCAAAGAATATGATCGGATTGAAAACGAACTGAATGAATTGTTAAATACGGCTCCGGAATTGGAATCTGATTATGCTTATCTGGAAGAGCTGCTGAATACAGACTTTAGAACAATGTACTACAATTTAACTCAAGAAAACCGCAGAGCCTTCTGGCATTCTATTATCCGGGAGATTCACCTGAACACTGATCATACTGTCGACTCTGTTGATTTCTTATAGCGTCTTGTACTAACTGGTTGACTCCGTTTGGGGTAGATTAGTTAGTACAAGACGTTATTTATTATTTCACCCGTAATCTCTGTCCTGTGTAAATTAAATTCGGGTTGAATAGCTTCTCAACTATCCGTTTATCTAAACTGAATAGCTTCAATTCTTAATGCCTGACCAACTGTACCAAGTGTAGAAACACCATCAGCTTTTGTCCAGTCTGTCCAGCCGGAATTCTCCACATGGACTCGATACTCAAAATCTCCATCAAAGCATAAGCACTCGATACGCTTATTCTGACCAGTTGTGCCGATTACCGTGTCTTTTGTGACTGTGCCATAATCTTTCCAGCCGATACCCTCAATGTGCACTTTTGCCTTGATTTCGATGTTCAACGGATTGATTTTAAAAGCTTCCAGTCTGAGATTGTGACCCGTGATGCCAATGATATTCTCGCAAGCTCTCTCTCCTAACCAGCCTCTGTTCTGGACGTGTGGATTGACAAGGAATTTAGCAGCCATGATCTCGATTGCCTCGATCTGCAAGCCTTGTCCTTTTCTGCCAGCCCAGTTTCCATTGAATGTCCAATCTGTCCATCCGATATTTTTCTGGTGGACTCTGTAGATGTACGGCGTATCCTTGCCGGTAATCTTTATCGCTTCAATACGTTTATTCTGACCTGTAGTACCAAGGATTGTGTCTTTGGAGATATTCTTGTATTCCTTATCGCCTACATCCTTGATATGCACTACCACGTCTGTTTCTCCGACAGGAATAAGTCGGAACGCTTCGATTCTCCGGTTCTGTCCAGTCGTTCCCGACATACGACCATCAGACTGCCAACATGCCCAGCCAATATCTCTTGCATGGACCTGATATGATACGGATCCAAATACATCTTTCTTATCCTGGAACGTACCACCGGACTTAATAGCTCCATCGATCTGATCAGTTGACGCTACCAGAGCAATAGCAGAGATGCCAAATGCACTAAGGATTCCTCTTGCCAACTCATCTGTCCGATTGTTAAATTTGCTCAAATCGCCGGAGTTTGTAATAAAACCGTTTTCCAGAAGACGATAGCTATAACCTTTATAGGCTGCTCTATTTACATTGGCAAGATCGTTTTTTTCCACAATTTTATTTGCACGTCCCGGAAAGAAATTACCAATAAAATTTGAAAGAGCGGTATCATACTGATCTGGATTATATCCCTCTTTAATGATTACATGTCCGCCTTTCGCCGAAGCTCCTGCGCTGTCCATATGTAACTCCAAAATCTGCCAGTCTTTAGGGATATTTAAGCTCATAATACCATTATCGGCATACCAGTTTCGGTTTGTATCAGCTACAGTTACATCGTTACCACCTAAAGCGGATAGTCTTGACGCGAGATACCGAACTCGCTCTGCCTCCGTATATCCGTATCCTACTGCTCCGCAATCACCGGCACCATGGCCGGCTATAACATATAAATGTGCCATAGTATCTCTCCTTTCAAGAGGACGATTTTACTCGCCCTCAGTTCTTGGTTCTGTTTTGATTTCAATGTTTTTGACGGCATCTTCCGGAAGTTCTTCTGTCATATCTTCGAGGAATTTCTGAATCCATTTCTTTGCGCTTGCCGGAACCGGTAAGCCACATAAGGTCATATTTTTGAGGATGCTGACCGCCTCGTACAGGATGAAAAGCAGACAGAAAAATTCGCAGATACCTAACTTTTCGATGCCGAGAATTTTGATATACGTTTCCGGCACCATGAATAAAATATTAATGTGCATGATCACGTCCGTAGCCATGAGCAGACACACCGAGAAAAGCATAGCTGCCTTACGGATTGCTCCGTCAATACCTACGCATGAGTTGAATCTATGCTCTTTGATCGCTCTCAGGACACCTAGAAGTGTGTCCAAAGTTACTGCGATCAGTAAGATGCGGATAAATGAGTTGCTTGAAATTAATGTGATAATTTGATTCATCATTGTAATCTTCCTTTCTAAATTCCCCTTACAACTAATAATGTTCCACCACTTAATCCTGACGGTAATCCTGTCAGCTTTCCTCCAGAAACACCAAGTGTGATGTTTGTTGCAGCTGGTGATCCGTAAAATGCTGATTTATAATAATTTGTGCCATTAAAAGCGTAAACAGTTGTAGTAGTAGAACCACCCCACTGTGATTTTGTGGTCTCATAAGCGTAACCGTATGCTTTGATTACACCAGATGCTGTCTTAAAAGATACCGTTGGGTTTGATACATCTACAAGATACGCCTCGCAGTTGTTATTGGGTATACCACCAGACATATCAGCAGTTCCGGTAACTTTGAGTCCATTTAAACTAGTAAAAGTTACACCTTTTTTAACGTCTGATGGGCTTGCATTTCCGAAAAAAAGGGCGGAAATATTCATGTTACATCGTTGCTGGTCACCCCTTAATATAATCTGTTCTTGTTTGTCCGAAGGATATATCCTTGGGTTAATATTTATAAATTGAAATGTACCGAAATCAGTTTGTTCTTTACTATATTTAACATCTTCTTCTTTTACTGCACCGATTAGCCTACTATTAACTGGAATATTACCAGTTATCAACGCCCCTGTTTTATCGTGAGCTTTTGCACCACTTTCCATCATATCTGCGGTTACCGTATCCTCCGTCAAATCAAGTAATACCTTACCGGCATATTCCACTTTATTTA